GAAGGCTTGCTCGCCAGCTTCCATGATGGAATAAGCTTCTTGAAAGGATACGGGAAGGTTAGTGAAGTCACCGTATCGAGGAGTTGCAGAAGTCATCCATTGAGGAGGATTAATTCCTTTGCGCATACGCGCAATAATCTCGTTAATATTAACGTCTTTTAAGAACTCTTGTTTTGTGCGCGTAGGTTCGCCGGATACGGGAACATTTACGGGCTCACGTTTAGTGAACGCAGCACGGATAGTAGGTTTTTTCATTAGCGGCCTCTGGGGTTACGGTTTAAGAAATCTTTCATCTGTTTATGTTCAGTGCGAGTTTTTTTATCGACATTAGAACGCATCACTTTTAGTCCGGGCATAACGCTACCGATTGCACCAGTAGCTTGCTCGGCGCGGTTCATAATATTGTCGTAAATAATCGCTTTTTTATCGATTTCAGCTTGGGCACGACCAAGCTCATTTTCGGCCTTTTCGCGCATAGCTTTAGCATTCCAGCCTTGAGATTCAGAAGCTTGTTTTGCAAGTTCATTGATTGTGTATTCCCTTTCAGTATCAATTTTTTTCGCATTGGAAATGGACTGAGCAGTAGCAGCGGCGGCTTGAGTTGCAGACGCTTTTTTTAGGGCTATTTCCGCTTCATTAGATTGCGCTTGTAGCCCGAGAGAGTATGCGTCTTTAGCAGAGGACACGCCGGCGCCAATTACGTTTTCCATGCGGGCAGCGCCGGCAGTAGCGGCGTTGCCAGAAGGAGAGGAGGCACCGGAGCCTCCAGTAGCTGAGAGTATAGGGTTAAGACCAGCGGCTCTTAAATCTTTAACTTGGCGTTGATGAGCAGTATTGGACATCATTTCTTGCCAAGCACGATTTTCAGCCGCTAGTTGAGCATTAGCATCATTAGCAGATTGTTGAAGGTCTTTATTAGCATTATTAGTCATAATGGTGCCGGCAATGCCGGCACCAGCAGATAAACCAGCTGCAACGAGAGGAAGCATTATAACCTCGTAAGACCAGGTGCAGAGTACACAGGAAGTACTCGCACATGTTTAAATTTAGTATAAGTATCGAGTATAAAGTGAGGTTCGGTAGTAACGGCTACGATACGTTCGATAGGTGGAGTCTCTGGCATAAGATCGGCCAGAGTAGGCATAGTAGAGAAGTTTAGAGCTAGGTGCCAAGAGTCAAGACCACCGGCGGCAGAGGTTCGGAATAAACCAGTAACGTAGGAGGCTTTATAACGATATTCAGCCCAACGTTCTTGGTAACCGAAAGCATCTTCAGAAGTGGAAGTATAGGCACCAGCGATCATAGCAAGCTCTTTATTGAGAACAGCTTGTTCGCCGAGATTAGCGGCGAGAGGTTCATAGTAGTCATATCTAGTACGCACGGACCAGTGACGGTTCATACCCTGTTGGTAAGAAGTGTCAGCGCGGACAGAGGCTAGACATAGAAGCTGACCATGTTCTACGAACGAGTGATTGATGGTAGCTTTTCCGCGACCGACAGCGAATCCAGCAAGGTTACCTTGTGGAGTCTCGGCGTCCGTAGAAGAGGTTTGAGCAATAGGAGACACGTTAATATCAATAGTTTGGCCACCTAAGTATTCGGGGCGCTGTAAACGGAAGTCTGGAGATACTACGCCGAATCGCGAGAGAAGAATCTCGACATAGCGGGTACCACCGCGAGCGTCAAGTTCAAGCATCTGTTGAAGAACAATAGATTCGCGTAGAGCATTAATAGTAACAGAAGTAGCCTCACTTAGATCGGCGCGAATATTAGGATAGCCGGCTGGACCTGTAGGATTTTCCTCAACGTAAAATTGGTTATCATCGCCGGTAGGATTAATAAGAGCACCATCGGCATAAGTAGTATTAGAGCCGTTAGATTCACGCATGTTTGTCAAGTTGGACAAGTTAAAGTTAGCGTTCAATTTGGCGATACCCAGAACAGGAGCCTCAGTGCCCAGAGGAAGAGTAACGGCTGCGCCTTTTTGTGGCCAAGGTAAGCAAGACGTAAAGTAATCTTTTCGTCGATTGCGTTGAAGTAAAGCATAAGCAGTAGTGTCAGGGCCATCGGAAATATCAACAGTTAAAGGATCCTGATTGTTTTCCTCGCGGTACCAATCGTTCCAGATTTTCCGGTAAGCCCTGAAGGGAAGAGCGATAGGCATAGAAGCCTGAGGAATAGAAGTTACACCAGTAGGAAGTCCGAAGTAATCGTAGATCGACAGAGAAGCAAAGCCTGCGGCATGCGTAGCGTCGTCTAGAGAGGGAACTTCGTATTCAGTAAAGGTGTTAGGTGGATCGTTTTGTGCGCCTTGGAATTGTTCCCAATTAGACCAGAGAAGGCGGTTTGGACAGAAGAAGAAGTGGAGATCTAAGTAAACGTTGTCCATGTAAGGGAAGATAGGAGTAGATAAGCGGCATAACGCCTGAGTGGATAGGTTAATGGTATCCCCTGGGAGAATAGGTTCCCAGAGGATAGGGTATAAATAACCTTCGTTTATGGTTGTTTTATGAGAGAAGGAGCGATCGAAAGCCGATCGAGGTGCAGCGACGTTTGAAGGTACGCTAGCAAAGTGTGATTGTTTAACTCGGCCGGCAGTGTTTACTCTGAATCCCATAGAATTTTTTCCTTATTTTAAAGTTAATTAATTTTGAGCCAGGGTTTAGTTAATCGCAAGTTCTTTTGAAGTATTTTTTAGAACAGTGCGGGCAGAACCCAGGTTTTGTGGAGCATCATAAGCAGAGAGAAGACCAGACTCCTGGTCGAAGGTACCGATTTCCATAAGACAGAAGTCATCGGGAAACCGGGAGAAGATAGATTCAGAATTGTTTACAGCGACATCGAAGCCGCGTAAAGCCGAGATTGTAGATTTCTCAGGGAATGGTTGCATATAAAAGTTGGCCTTAACGTCAAGCATAGCGAATAATTTCATTCTATAGTCCTTTTCAATGTATTTTTTATGGTTAGTTGTTTGACCCGCTCACGAGTAGCGAGTCGGGTGTCAGTAGAGTTCGGATCATTGTAGAAGTCAAGTTCTTCGTTACGTTTTTTTTTAACGCGTTCGAACATATCCGGATCTACTTTTTCCAGAAGTTTATCGAAATATTTAGGGGGAAGAGAAGCAGGACGACCAGGGCCGGGTATGACTTCGTCATAAGGATAGACATCGTTTTTAAACTCGTCGAAGAATCCAGCTGCGATACCAGGATTACGGGACATAGTCACATATTCGGGTTTTCGTTTCATATAGCTTAAGCAAGAACCGGGACCCGTCATTTTTTTTAAGGAGTAGCGAGCTACATAAGCAGCAGATTCGAAGGACACCTCTGATATAGTGCAGCGGCCTTTTCCCCAAAGTTTTGTGAGTAAAGGTGATTGGAATTGTGGATAACCCGAACGGGAGTTTTCGATAGGTTCGCGATCTTTGCAGAAGTCTTCACCGAAGAGTATCATGTGGTGGTGTGGGCGAGCAGTTTTTTCGCCGTATTCACCACATTGAAAGAAGCGGAGACGATCGGGAGCAAAGTGTTTGCGAAGTTTTTTCAGGAATAGCTGAATATCATCAAGATTAAGAGTAGGACGCTGACCAGAAGGAGTGATTTTTCTTCCGGAAGCATCGTGCCAATATAAAGGGAGATTAGCATCATCGTAAGTAAGAGTAAGAAAAGAGGATCGGTCATGGAGTTTAAGTTCCTTCATTATACGAACAGCCCATTGTCTAGAGCGTTCGAGACGGCAACCAATGCATTGACCGCAAGGGAGAGGTGTAGGAGTGCCATGCCGAGCAGTGTCAGCAGAAGGCACAGTTTTAGGAAAGGTAATTTGGGCCTTTCCAGAGACACCAGGCGGAGGTTTCCGCACTAGGGCCATCAACGGTTTATAACAAGGCATACTATAAGCGGATGCCGCCACGGGACAACATTCGGGGAGCGTTTTTAGGATGAGTTTTTGCGCCCCGTTTAAAGTTTTTCTTGTTGGCGGATTTAGACATGATTTTTCGTTTCATTAGATGCCCTTTCAGATAGTTATTTTTCGTTAGTTTAGCCCATTTGGTGTCAGTTGGAACAGTTACAACAAGGGGAAGTACTGTTCCAACCGATTACGAATCGGTTTTAGACCCCAGATCTTGAGGGGTCTTATTCGCGCCTAACGGCGCGCTAGGGCCTCCCGTCGGCTGCCGTAGGGGATCGGCCTTTGAAGGAGAAGAATCGCCACCAGAGGCTTTTACGGCGTTCTTTGTTAGACCAAAGCGCTCAAATAATTCTTTGGGGGCTTTGTCTAAGTTTCGAGGATCATGATCGAGAGCTCGTCGAAACTCAAGAGGAAGGGAAGCGAAGGCTTGCTCGCCAGCTTCCATGATGGAATAAGCTTCTTGAAAGGATACGGGAAGGTTAGTGAAGTCACCGTATCGAGGAGTTGCAGAAGTCATCCATTGAGGAGGATTAATTCCTTTG